ATCCACCAGACAAGTTTCGTAGTGCCCACATCATCCATCCAAAAAACATTGATATAAACATCACGGCAATCACCCCACTTGTTATTTCAATTAACTGAATTTCGTCTTGCTCTTTCTTCCACCGAGCCAGCCTGTTCCTACGAATCATCTCTGACCTTGCCCACGCTTGTTCTTGTTCTATCTTGGCGTGCATCTTGAGAAACCGGCTATACAAATCTTTCAACTCAGGCGGGGCGTAGACCATCGCTTCCCTTGTTTGCTCCATCAACTTCTCCAACTGCAGTTCAATCAGCGCACGCTCTATGGCTTTCTTGCTGGTGTTCTGGGTTGGGTCGTAGTTAGTCTTTGACGTCTCCTCTAGTTCAATGTAGAAGTTTGTGATTTGTTGCTGGGTGTCAAATAGAACTCCGATATTTGCACCGATCTCGCTGATGAGTTTGAGTTCAAGTTCCTCGTAGGACTGTTGCTGTTTGGTTGCTGGCTTGGCTTTCTTTTGCGCCACAGGCTTGGCTTCGGTTGGCTTATCGGCTTTGGCTGGTTTACCAACGAATAGACCAATGAACCAATCAAAAATGCCTCTGATCGCCTTGACATCTCCAATGACTTGGTCGACTGTTTTCTTTGCGCCCTCAAGCTCCATCCGCCCTTCGTGCAGGAGCGCACACCCCTGCTTGATAAAGCCAACGGCAGTTTGGGCTGCCATGAGGAGAGTGAAAGGGTCCACATTAGTACTTACCCTCAGCAAATACGTTTACAAACACCGTGCCGTCTTCCAAGGCTTCAATCTCATGCCATTCAGCTGCTTTAAGGTTGATTGGTTGTGTGTTCTTGTCTATTACCTTTTCAATGCCTTCTTTGCGAATTACGCAGCTCCCCGAATGGCACATGGTCAAATGAGCAAAAATATGCTCATGGCGTGGTAGTCCCTGCCCCTTGTTAGCATGGTAGACGTTAATAGACGCGCCGTCATACGTTACTTGATGTGCTGGATTGACTATTTGTGTCATTTGTTTTTTCAGTCTTCACGTCCATCCACTTACCGGTATATCCTTGAGGAAGACATATATACCTAACCTGCATAACCATTGCTCCGTCTTCTTTTTGAAACATACGGAACTCAGGTGTAGAGTTTGGGTAAATGCCGTATTCGCTCATAAAGTTTGAGAACCAGTAGTGCTAGGTTGTGTAGGCCGAACAGGAGCAACAAAAGGTGCGATAGGACCAAATTCACCTGCAGCAGCCCGCGCATGTAGTTCACGCCCGTGGTCGTGGTAATCAAATGTAGTCGCACCAAACGGCATTTCTTCGTTAAATTCTTCCCATTTAACAGTTAGTTGGATGCAGTTACCATCTTCTGAAGCGTAGATGGGGTCTTTTGCATATTGAAATGTAAACATTTAACATTCTCCTTTAAGAAACTCTAACAAACAAAGTCGCATTTCCGTATGCACGCCCTTGTGTCGCGCCCATACATCTCCAAGTCCCAGATAACGAATTTGAAACCGTGTCAACGTACGCACCAATAAGTCCACAGGCAATCATTATATTTCCCATACCCCCGACTTGGACTCCAGTTGATCCAGTTCCAGCAGAATATGTAGTACCAAAACTCCAAGATGGGTTATTACCAGTACTCCCCCAACAATAAGAGCCAACCGTATTTTGAGAAGTTGATGGCGTTCCGCTTGGCCCGGTCGGTCCCGTCGGTCCTGTCGGCCCCGTTGGTCCGGGACTTCCTGTTCCCGTAGGGCCTGTTGGTCCAGTTGGTCCGGGACTTCCTATTCCCGTAGGGCCTGTGGGTCCGGGCGCTCCAGTTGGCCCCGTCGGCCCGGTTGGTCCCGCGACACCTGTAGCCCATGCGCCATCACCGCGCCAAAACGTAGATACAGAAGCATTTGTTCCACTGTTTAAATTGGTAACGGATAAGTTACCTGTAACTCCAGTACTAAGTGGTAGGCCAGTAGCATTTGTTAGTGTTACAGAAGTTGGCGTACCCAAAACAGGCGTTGTTAGTGTGGGCGATATTGATAAAACATTATTACCAGAACCCGTTGATGTAGTTACACCCGTACCACCAGCCGCTACAGGTAAAGTACCAGCCGCGAGAGCGGTGCTAGAAGTGGAATACAGAGCGTTGTTAGCGCCAGTAAAGGTTGTTAGTCCTGTACCGCCATAGCCAGAAGCGATGGTTCCGCCATTCCAAGTAGCGTTAATAATGGATGCCGTAGCAAAATCTGCGGTGGAGCTATTGAAGTCGTACGCGCCGGGCAGAAAAGAGTAAATACCAAATGTGCCCGCAGAAGTTGAGATGTTTGTTGCACCTAATTGGGTAACCCCACCAGAAGGAATAGATTCAATCGTTGCACTGGCGTTGTTCTTAATTGTTAAAATACCAGACGAATTATTTACAAACAGAAAACTTTGACCGAGTGCCAGTGTCGTAGCGTCGGGCATTTGAAAAGTATGGGTAGTAGACCCTACTAATATTTGATTTCGAGTTGAAGCTACAGTTAAAACTGTCGTGCCAGCGGAAGCTGTTGTTGCAGTAAAGCCCGCTACATAGTTGTTAAATACTATATTTTGATTTGCGTCTCGTAGCACATTACTGCTCGCACCAGATGATGTGGTTACTCCCGTGCCACCATAAGCTGTAGGAATAGTAGAACCGTTCCATGTACCAGAAGCAATAGTTCCTAGCGCACTGACGTTGCCAGACGCGTCAAGGTTTACAGACCTGCCAGACGGATAGGTAACAAATATGTTAACTGTTCCAGAGAAAGTTACCGCACTTCCAGAATTGCTAGAAGCATAAACAGTCGTGCGCGTGAGCGTAGGCCCCGTAGTAGAGTACGTGCCAAGACCTACTTCCCAGTTACCAGTAGCATCGGTAGCTGCATAGTATGTTGTGTTGGTGTTGCCAACAGCTGCAAAAGATTGAAAGCCAGAAACCGCCCCAGCCAGAGTAAAACTTACAGTAGTATTAGCTGTGCCCGACTCTTGTACACGGTTTGCTAGAACTAGCGCCATAATTTACCCCTTAAGAGACTCTGCAAAATAAAGTTCCGTTACCATATGAAGCGCCGGGCGTTACCCCCATAGCTCTCCAAGTACCAGATAACGAATTTGAAAAAGTAAATTGCGTCCCTTGTGGCCCACTACAAGTTAGTACGTATTGTCCTAACCCACCAGCTTGGACTTGATTTGCGCCATTTCCAGCAGAATATGTAGAACCAAGAGCATAAGCTACGTTATTTGCAGCGGTTCCTCCAAAAACATAAGAACCAATACTATTAGCGGAAGGGCAAGCAATAGTTAAAGTACCAGAAGTTGTAATCGTTCCGCCTGACAGTCCATTACCTGTTGCTACTGAAGTAACCGTTCCGCCAGCAGGTATGGTGCTAGATGTCCAAGTTGTTCCGTTTGAAGTAAGTACGTTGCCACTTGTTCCGGGAGCTACCACTTGGAGTGCGGATGTTCCATTACCGAGAAGAACGTTGTTGGCTGTAAGAGATGTAGAACCTGTACCGCCGTTAGCAACTGCTACTGTGCCTGTTACGTTTGTTGCGCTTGTAGCTGATGTTGCGGTAGCAGCATTTCCACCAATACTTAAACTAGATGCTGTTCCAGTTAGCCCAGTGCCAGCGCCAGAAAAAGAACTACCTGTAACAGTTCCACTAGCGGTCAACGCACCGCCAACAGTTAAAGCGCCGCCAACAGTTAAGGTTGCAAGGTAATTTTCGGCGGAAACAATGTCCGTGCCGTTAGAAACTAAAGCTACTTTTCCACCATTAGGTACTGATACGCCAGTCTGCCCTGACACTTTTACTGTAACTTGTCCGGCGGAGGTGTTGTTGTAAATGAAATACAGTTTTTTGTTGGACGGGACAATTAAATTTGTGCTCGTGCCACCTGTACCAGTCAACTCAATGAACATGTTGCGGGCTGTAGCAGATGCCCCTTGGGACATGGCTAATGTGGTATCTGTACCAGTAGAAACAGCCTGAGTTACATACCCAGAAATTGCCTGCTCAAGCAACGTGCCAATGTTTAAGTTATTAGTCGCGCCCCAGTTACCGGCCTGTTCGCCAGTGCCCGTTAGCTCAAGGGCTAGGTTAGTTGAATATGTACTTGACATGTGTTACCTCATTGTGAGTTGCCTATGGTTGTCCAATTAGTAGCACCTGAGCTATTTATGTTTGTCCACCCTGCTGTTTGTGCGTCAATAATCTTAATCCAACCCGCCGCTATTCTATTATCCGCCATGTTGACGTTTTCAGCAATCGTAGTTGGGTAATTTGCTGTACTGCTGAAAGAATCCGCCATCGTTATGTTTTCGGTGATGGAGGCTGTAAATATGCGGATAATAGTCTCCGCATCCGCCATAGTAATGTTCTCAGTAATGCTTACTAAAAACGCGTTGTAGATGGTTTTTAAATCATCCATCGTTACAGCTTCAGCCCGCGATACAGCAAACTGGGCAGCAATAGCAATACTGTCGGCTTGGGTTACCCCGTCTGAGAAAACCTGTAAAAACGCTGACTGCTGAGTGCTAGAGTCACCTGCGGTGATACCTTCGTTTAATCCTGTGGAATAGCTAACACCCGCATCATTTGGAGTATCGGCTATCGTAATACCTTGCGATATGGTCTGTAAAAACGCACTTAATTGCGTGCTTGAATCTGCTGCGCCAATATTTTCTGCTACAGAAAACGAATACAAATTCCCCGATTGAGAAGCAAACGGAGTTACGCCAAGAGCCGGTATGCCAAACATTATTTAAACTTAGGGCCGTTAAGCCACATAGTTGCGGTCGCCCGTAAACCAGAGGTTACAGGGGTTACGCGGTGTTCTACAAAAGAAGGAAACGCAATAACAGAACCTTTTACTAGTGGGGCTGTATAGTCTTGGCGAAAACGTAATTGCAATTCCCCACCTTCAAACTCAGAAGGTTCTGACATTAAACAAACTACAGTAACTTTACGGTCAAATTTTGTTTCGTTAGACAGCAAAAAAGTGTCTACATGCCAGTCGTAATGTTGCTCTGGTCCGTAGTGAGCAAATTGAACCGCTTCGTGATCCGTAATCTCAAACCCCCATTTGGATATTTTGTTGGCGCGTAAACCAAACCCGTACAACATATATCCAAACCAATCTTCAATAGGAGCGAAACGCACCGTAGTATTTCGGAACAAATGCGATACTTCATCGCCTTTTGCTCCCATCGTTGCATCTTTTACTTCTAGGGACATGTAATTAGACGTAGCTTTATCACATACCTCAGAGGGTATTTGCCCAAGATACCAAATAGGCAGATGGCTCATTTAAGAACCTTTTAAGAGGTTGCTGTAGTCGAGTAAGTAACGCTAACTGTGTCGCCAGAAGTAACGCTCTTAGAAGTGCTGAAGTTGCCTTCTGAGTACAAAGTACCCGCAGTGCTAGAGAGTGTGCTGACTGCGCCAGAGCCTGTTACTAAGAAACAGCCATACACAGTAGCAGAGCCTGTCATTGTGTAAGTGATCGCAGCGGCTGCGGAAGTTGTTATGTTTGATGGGGTTGTACCAGCGGAAGAAGACGCACTAAACACTGCTGTACCACGAACAGCGCTACCGCCCACGGTATAGGTAGTCAACTCAGTCCATGTCTTAGAAGTCATGGTATCTGCGGCTGCAAATGATGTGCTGTTGTTAATGAGTCCTAAGAATGGGCCAACAGTGGTGTAAGTGCCAGATGTACGTAGCAAAGTATCAAGCATCAACTGCTTGCCAACAGCCACGACTAGGTTGGGAAACTCTTCGTTCCACTTGAGGTTACCCTGCGCATCGCGGCACTCTACGTGATAGTAGCCATCAACACCCATGCCTTCGGGGATAGCTGCGTTTGTTTGCATGGTGATCTCTGCGTGGTCACCAAAGTTAGAAAGTTCTTTTTGCATGATTGCTCCTATTAAGAGATGCGGATGATTGCAGACGTGTTAGTGGCTGCTGGGAATTGTACGGTGAAGGTACTTGCACTTGTCTTATCGTTGCCAAAATCAAGTACGCATATAGCTGGGTTTGTTGTTCCATTAGCCAAGTAAATCAACGCGCCTCTTGCGGTGATTGAGCCTGTCCATGCGGCGTTCCCAAAAGACAAATAAGTTGTGGCAATACCTGTTTGATTACCGATTGTTGGTATCTGGGAAATAGTTAACACTTGCCCACCGGCTGAATAGTTACCGCCAGATGTCTCGCCAGTGCTTGTGTATGCCGTGGTTGTTGCGTCTAGCGTAGCAGCGTTTGTATACAACGCAATCTTAAATACTTGGGTTGTACCAGTATTAAAGTTGAATACGCCGTCAAGCAAACCTGTCTTAAACGTGTTGGTAGTGAAGTTACCTGTAAACGCCATCAGGTCACCGCCTGTCTAAACTGACCAGAACGATACGCATCCTGACGCTCCATACCATCTCCAAGGCGTTTAGCAAGTGCTAATGCTTCTTTGTATTTAGCATCATATAAAGTAATCAAATCCTGCTCACCCTTCATATATGTGTAGGCTTCGACCAAACAACCATACAAAAGGACAGTATCAAAGTTGTCTCCAAGCCATGTGTGCCCATCAGACGCAACAGAGATGGAAACTGGGTAGTAGTAATAGTGCAGCTCTACTGTATAAGACGCATCTGGTGTTGGACCAACTATGAACGATAGCTCATTAGTAATTCCGCTTCCGTTAACAGTAGGGCCAAATAACGCATAGTATTTAGGAAGACCAGTATCTGTTGCTGGATTTGGATACGCCTGACGGATGAAGTTAACATCTTTATTTAACAGATACTCATATTTACCATCGCCATCAACTGTTGCCAATGAATAAGTGGCTAAATAGTCGTCTGGAGCAGACAAATATGGGTTAGCGCTAGAAAGATTACCCAATACATTTTTACGCAACGACGGAAACTGAATAGAGTTGTATATACGCTGTTCAGCCTGCTCAATAAAGCGATTCAACTGAGTCGTTGAAGACACGACAGTGCCGTCCGCCAAAGTGGTAGACGGGAACGTATTTTCGGTATACGTCTGAATCGCTGTTACGAGTTCCGTGTAGGTCATGCCATTGGGCCTCGTGCCATCAAGCCTTTAGTAGCCGCGCCAGTACCACGGATTTTGATACCAGTTGTTTTGACGTCGTCAGCGGCTGGGTCACCAGCGCTCACTCGTTGAGCAGGTGTATAAGGGTTTACGCTTTTGGCAGACAAAGTATTTGGGTCTACCACTTTACTTGCGCCAACACCGGGCTTGCCGTCCATAGTGTGTGGTTGGGCATAAGTGCTGGCAGGGCCAACTTGTTTGCCGCCTTGTTTCATGCTGAATTTAGCCATTACTTGCCCCTTTGGTTTGCGACGCGAGCCATGTTGCGTCCCATAGACATCATCATTTCGCCTGTTACGCCGCCCTTTTTAAGCTTGAGC